ATAAATATATATTTATACATTATATATATAAAATTATATTTATATTATTATTATTACCAGGGTATTATTTTATTTATTGTTATTATCTGAATGTTTTTATTTTTATTATTCTGTTTATTATTTTATGTTATACCAGATAATAAATATTTTATATTGTTATTTATATTATAACTATTTATCTATTTATTTGTTTGTTTATGTTTTAGTTATATTTTATTCTATCTGTATAGTCTTTTATTTATGTTTATATATATATTTTATAATTATAGTCTCTTTATTATACATAGATATTTTTTTATATTGTTTATGTATTTTCGCAAATTAAAATAAAAAGAAAATAAAGATAAAAAAGCAATAAAGAAAATACAAAAAGAAAAATGAAAAAATAGAAAACAAGAAAAGCGCAAAATTGATTAATCAGGATAAAAGCGAGTATATTTTTTTTATACGTTCGTTTATAATTAATATATCTTTATTTTGCCGTATGTGTCCGTTTTGCGCTTTCGATAGGGAATAGGGAGGGAGGGAAACAAGCTGCAAAATTATAGGGTGCAAACACCCCTTCTTTTTTTTGAAAAAAAATTTTTGAGAAAGTCCTGTAGAAATTTGGAGATTTCCGAAAAAGTCATTACTTTTGCATTTGACATTAAATTTATTAGGGCTTAAATTCTTATTCTTGTGCGCTGTCGTTGTGAAACGGTGGCGTATTTTCTGTATTCTGCGATTCATTCTACGATTTTAGGCGATTTGAGACGCGAAAACACCTTCAGATGATAACTTATACCACTCAGGCACTAAAAACGTCTCAGAGGGGCTAAAATCAGCCAAAAATCGAATGTATTGACAGATAGGTGATATTTTAACCGAAAAGAAGTCTTTTTACGCGCGTGCATATACGTGCGCACACGAGAATAGATATTAGTTTATTAAAAAGAGTTAAATATCTCTTCAGTATTTGCATATTCCAAGTGAAATATATACTTTTGCGGAGAATTAACTTAAAAAAAACGAGAAAATATATGGCATTAGAATTAGAAGGCAGGGTAGCGAGTCTGCTGCCTGAGCAGAGCGGGAATGGTGCTCGCGGTGAATGGTTTCGCGCAGGTTTCGTAATCAAGACTGAGGGAGAGTATCCTCGCAATGTATGCTTCGAGGTGCTCGGAAGGGAGCGTTGGGAGCGTGTGCGCCAGTATCTGCGCGAGGGCGGTCTCGTGAAGGTGTCTTTCGACGTAAGCTCAAGAGAATGGAACAATCGTTGGTTCACGTCACTCACTGCGTTCTCCGTATTCTCCAAGGAGTCGGAGATAGGGCAGTCGGGAACTCAGAGTGTGCAACAGAGTGCTGCTCCTCAACCACAGCCACAACCACAGAAGGAGGAAGACCCACTCCCTTTCTAACGGAGAGGGAGAGAAGAATAATAAACAAACTAAAAAATTTTATGAATTATGAGTAAGAAGACTTTCGCCCTTGTAAGCGGCATTATCGGAGGATTGCAGACAATCGGTGTCGCATTGGTTACTTACACAAGCCCTGAGTACGCTACGGCTATCAACTCGGCTATCGTGATTGCGGGTTCTGCCGCCATCGAGATTTGCAACCTGTTTGTGAAGACAGACGGGGAAAATGCTTAAAAAGTATTAAAAAGTTTGCATATTACGAACACATTTAGTAATTTTGCACTCAGCTTTTAATAAGCTTCCATAACCAAAGGTGGCGTAGTTCCGAAGCGCATTGGCTACGCCACTCTTTCTTGAAAAGAATCGTTGTTTGCGTTGTCGGTCATATTAGACGCAAAAAGCGTTAAGGATATATAGTAATTACTCTTTCTCACCGAAATGGGTGATGCGAACGTTGAATGACCGCAACAAGTAGCATCATCCATTAGGTTTTATAAAACGGTCATAAAAAAATGAAGTATTCTATTAACATCAACCAAAAAGCCATTATAGATTTAGGCTTACAAGACAAAGTCGATTTTATCGACCTTGCAATCTATGACTTTATCACCGAATTTATGTTGTGTGATGAATGCAGAAAGCTAAATATTGACAATATTCAATACTTTTGGGTGAAGTCCGACACAGTCATCGAGAACCTGCCGTTGCTGGGTATTACCACCGCAAGGGGTATAAGCAAGCGAATCGACAAGCTCGTGAACTGCGGATTGTTGGAACGTTGTGAGGATAATCAGACGCTGCATCAGTCGTTCTTCAAGGTCGGAAAAAACTATCAAGCATACAAGTTCTTTACTTGGAACGAAAATTCCAAGGGGGCTTGGAACGAAAATTCCAAGAATTATAATAATAAATTAGATTATAATAAAGAAGAAGATACTATCATATCTTCCAAGAAGAACGACTATCAAGCAATAATCGAATGTTGGAACACATACAACGGAGGCAAACTCGGAAAAGTCACAAAGATAACCGAAAAACGCAAGAAGGCGATTAAGAATGCACTGCTTGACAATGAAATAACGCAAGAACAGCTCCTTCGGTTCTTCAAGTCATTACCCTATGCAGACAAATGGCTCTACAACCCAAACAAGCAACACGCGAATTGGAAGCCCGACTTCGACTGGTGGATGGCTAACACTAACGGGTGGCTCACGAAAGCCTTGGAAGGTAAGGTACACCTCGAAAATCCCAAAGCGTTTGAATCAATAATCTGCTCTGCAACATCAGAAAAGATGCCATATACCCCTCAAGGTCGCAATATATGGTTTGACGAGGGAACGCAGTCATACTGGTCTATGGACAGTTTTTATGACGGACATGTCTACGACGGATACGACGACGGAAACAGACCTGACGGAGCAGAGATAACCTTGAACAACGGAAGAGGGCGCATACAGTGGGATGCAAAATCAAAAGAATGGAGGAAAATAATATGAAAGAAGTGTGGAAGGATGTACCAAGTTGGGAAAGTTGCTATCAAGCAAGTAATTGTGGGCGTGTCCGTTCAAAGGATAGATACGTGAGAACCAATCGTGGTAGTATGAGGTTAGTAAAAGGCTCTATAAAATCATTGTATCATAACAAGGATGGTTATTTATCCACTCATTTTAGGGATTATAAAACAAATCGTAGTGCAACGTTACTTGTTCATCGTATTATTGCTGAAACCTTTATAAAAAAGATTGATGGGAAAAATGCGATAGACCATATAAACGGCATCCGTGATGATAACAGGGTTGTCAATTTACGTTGGTGTACGAACAAAGAAAACTCGAACTTTCCGTTAGCACGCAAGAATGGACTTGAAGGACAAAAGCTCGCATATATTAAAAACCCGTTATTAAAAAAGATAAAGGCAGATAATTTAAGAAAATTAAACGCCACACCTATAAACGTTTACAAAAATGGTGTTTTATATAAATCGTTTAATACGCAAAAAGAAGCAGAAAACTTTTTAGGTTTATGTCAAGGTATGATTTGTAAATATCTAAAAGGCAAAGTGAAAAATAGTACAAATTACACGTTTGAATACGCATATAATTTATGATAGACAAAGTAGAACTTAAAAAGACTTGGGATTTATTCGTTGGCAATGACGGATTTACCGAGGTTAGAATATTAGGAAAATTCCAATATAGCGGATATTTCAAGTCATTTGACAATCTTTGCAAGCAACTTGAACCTTATACGGAAATGGATGATGAACAAATCTATTTCGTAATGAATGAAATATCAAGTGACTGCTATGCAAGACCGCAATGCGAAAGGTTTGTGAAAAGTCCGAAAGCTACCACAAAGGATGACGAAATAGTATCAAGACGTTGGATTTTGTGCGATTTCGACCCGATACGCTTACCGAACATATCAAGTAGCCCCGAACAATTTGAGCTTGCACACAAAAAAGCGCAAGATGTTTATCGGTACTTAAAGGATGATTGTGGGTTCGAGGATATGGTTGTGGCAATAAGTGGCTCTGGTTGGCACTTACTCATTCCAGTCAACATATCTTGCAATGAGGAAACGGATAAGATAGTAAAAGACTTTTACGCATACATGGGAAGTAAGTTTACCGATGACAAGGTAGAGTACGATGTAAAAGTTTATAATCGCTCAAGGATTACAAAGCTATATTCCGTAGTATCAAAGAAAGGTGCTAACTTACCATCAAATCCGTGGAGGCAGTCAAAGATTGTATATATCCCAAAGGAATTAAAACCTACACCTATTGAGAAAATTAAGGAACTTGCTGACCTTGCTCCAAAAGAAGAACCCAAGCAAGCACCTAACAGACCTAATAGGCAACACAACAATGCGACGTTTGACTTACGGACATGGTTAAGCGAACATAGTATTGTTTACAAAGAGGAAAAGCAAGGTGATGGTACGAAGTTTGTTTTGCAGCATTGCCCGTGGGAAAATACACATAGCAACAAGCAAGAATGGGATAGTGCATTGTTTCAAAACATAGACGGTCAAATAACATTCAACTGTTTCCACTCCCACTGCAAGGATAAGACATGGTTTGACTTTAGGGTGTTTTACGAACCAGACGCATACAGCAAGCCCGCATATCAGCCGCAGCAGACGGTCTATGTTCAGCAGCCGAGACCGTACAAGCCAAAGTACGAGATAAAGGACGAGATACCCGAACTCGGAGAGAAATGGATGTCCCTGTCCTCCATCGAAAAGATAGACCTCACGAAGCTTGAGAAAGTGACGACGGGCTTTACGGAACTCGACTATCGCATCGGAGGTCTCTACATGTCGGAGGTGACAGTGCTGTCGGGCAGTAACGCTTCAGGTAAATCCTCTTGGCTCAACACCGTACTGCTGAATATAGTTCAGCAAGGCTATAAGGTCGCCTTATGGTCGGGAGAGTTAAGGGCAGACGTACTGAAGTCATGGATACAGATGGTGGCAGCGGGCAAGTACAACCTGCGTCCGTCGCAGTATGAGCAAGGCAGCTATTACGTACCTGACGGCATAGGAAAGCGAATAGACGAATGGACGGACGGACGGCTCTTTGTGTACAATAACAAGTACGGCAATGTCGCATCCCAAGTTCTCGCCGACATCAAGATACTTACTAAGGCAGGCGTAAAGATATTCGTCATAGACAATATGATGTCAATGAATATAGACGTGTTCGACGGGGACAAGAACGACAGGCAGAAGCAGTTTATATTGGAACTGAAAGACTTCGCAATGAAAGAGCAAGTTCACGTCATACTCGTGGCTCACCCCCGAAAGTCCGTCACTTTCCTGCGAAAGACGGATATTAGCGGTAGCGGAGACATTATCAACGCAGTCGACAACTGCTTTATATTCCATAGAGTGAACGAGGACTTCATACGCGCCATTTCGGAGTTCTACGGCAATGCTACGGCAAACAATCTGAGGCAGTACGGCAACGTGCTCTGTGTCGAGAAGAACAGAATGAAAGGCGTTGTGGATTTGATGGTGGGTATGCACTACGAAATCGAGAGCCGCAGATTCAAGAACTCGCCCGAAGAACGTGTTATATACGGATGGGAAGAGCCTCCGCAGCAGAGTTCGGTATTCGATGCGCATTATCCGTATTCAGAGCCGTCCAATGGTGACGACATTCCGTTCTCTCCCGAAGAAGAGGTAGCTCCCTTTTAATAATAACTGATAAAAACAAAATACAATGGAAAAAGAAACAGACAAGCAAGTGGGCGGAACACACTATTCCGACATGAAAATGCAGCCGATAGAGTTCATAAGTGCCAACAACATGAATTTTATAGACGGCAACATGGTAAAGTACGCAAGCCGACATCATGCAAAAAACAAGGACGAGGACTTGAAAAAAGTCATCCATTACGCAGTGCTCGCGCTCAAGTACGACTACGGATACTCACAAGAAGACGTAAGAAAATTCCTGTCGGAAACCTTTATGGGCGGAAAATCGCCGTCAGAGCCGATAAAATTCAAGTAGCGGACACTTTATCGTACTAACAGATAAAAAGCCGTCAGAAGAGCGGAAAAGTACAAAAAACAACGTAATATGGCATCAATTCTTATTGTAGGAGTAATATCGAACATTCAGTACCTCCCTAATCATGGCGGTTGCGTCATGCTCCTCTCAGAGTTCAGGAGGGGGTACAAGCGCAAGGACGGTGTCAGAGTGGAGGATAAGATAGACCAATGGAAGGTGATATTCCGTCCGAGTATGACTAAATTCGTCAGCGACCATTTCTCGAACGGCATGGCTGTGGAGGTCAAAGGCGATGCACGTCCCTTTGCCATTGAGCATGACAAGGCGGTAGAGGGGTATTCGGTGTTAGGGCAGACTGTCACGTTATTCTCGTATCCGAAACCCGCCGAGAGCCTTGAGCGCAGGGCGATACAGGAAAGTCAGAGAACTTCATGCGGAATGCCTGACTTGTCCTCGCTAAAAGAAGACGATTTCTAAACAGAGAAGAGGGAAGAGCGTTAGACGTTCCTCCCTCTTTCGGTTTTGTTTATAGTATAACTTTCTTGGCTTTCTGATAATAACTTTTGACGCCGCTGTTTCCGTAGAGACCGTTTGTTCCTCCGTTAATCTTCTTGCGGATTGCAATTAACACGCTGTCAGAGCCGCCTTTGTCCGCCAACTGATTACAGCCTCTTGACTGAAAGCAATGGCAGGCTGAGCGTACTGCGCCTTTCGGCTGAGTAAGCAGGTCTGGGTCGTTTTCGACATTGTAGCCGCACCATCGAGAATATTCCTTGTAGTTGTCGCGGAATGTGTACTGAATGAGTCCCCGTCCGCGAAAACGCCATCCGTCACCGCTTGCTTCGTTTCCATTGCCGTAGCGGTTGGCATACACGTGGTTGGCTATTTTCTGCGGCTGTCGCTCATAAGCCTTCGCGGTGGAGGTGGTGAAATACTTGGGGAATACTTTCAGAAGACCGAGTGCGCTGTAGTTCAGATTCTCGGTTACTGCCCTCAACTCACTGCTCTCAACGGCAATGGTCGCGAGAAAATGACATACACGCTCCCTTGTGTTGATTTCACACTCTTCCATGTGTCGGTTCAGGTAGGGGAGATATTTGTCCACCACCTTGCCCGCATTCGGCATGATAGTCAGAATCTGTGCTCTTGTAATGTTCATAGTGGTCGGTTGTTAGAACTCGTAGATTACTCCGAGATAGTTGATTATGGAAATCTGATAAGTCTTGTTCGGCTTTATTACCTCAGACACGTTCACACCTCCGTTCCAAGCTATGCTGTCAGGGAGGGAGAGTGCCGTAGGAGTGTCACCGCTTCGGAACTCTATCATGAATTGACTTAGAGTACCGCTTTCGCTTTCGCCGAGGGAGTCTATTGTCAGTCCCTCAACCTCGTCCCATTTGTGATAGACGTTCGGGGAGAGGGTTTCTATGAAGGTGTCAGTTTCGTAGGCGATAGACGTCATTGCGCTGTCTCCTTTATCCCCCTTTGCGAAATAGAATATAGTGCCTTCTAAAGTGTAGTCTTCGGTGTTGAACTCTACTCCTGCCTCTATCCCCGCGTCCTTAGTGGCGGCTACGACCTTTATTTTCTTGCGTGCCATGTATCTGCATGGCTGTTCCATGTTGTCATAGCAGAGTACGGATATGCCGTATGTTCCTACGGGTATTTCCCCCTTGTCCTCTAAGGATACCATATTGCCGTCGACTTCGGCTTCGTAGGAAATCTCCATGTTGTCGCTCCTCGTAAGATTGACCTTGACGGGGAAGTTAGGGTTCGGATAGAAGTCCGACTCCGTCTCCGTTTCCACGCCCTCTACCAAGGTGCGTACTCTCTGAGTGAGAGGTATGGCAACTCGCATGACGTTACCATATACGTGTCTTAATATTATATCTTCCATATCTTACTGCATTTGTTGTTTCTGTTCCTCCAGTTCAGGGTCTTTCAACTCAACGATTTGCCTTCTGCTGCACTTTACAACTCCGCAAGTGAACGGTAATACCATTTCCAGTCTTCTGCCGAGTCTTGCCATATCGCGTTTCAAGTCCATTATCTGATTTTCCATATCAGTATATCTGCTTCGCCATTCGCGATTCTCCTTGTAAAGCATGTCCTTGTCTTCTTTCAGACGGTCTCTGTCCTCCCTGACGCTGTCTGTGATAAGCTGCATGTCCTCGAAATGCTTCTCGTAGACTTCTTGCATAGCTTTCCAACCGACAGCCTCTTGCTGAGTAGCCTCTGCATCGGAGCGTCTGCGTGTTGCTTTCCAATTAACAAACCAACCTCCGCCTGCAATGAGGGTCAGAATACCAAGCAATATGTTCAAGGTCTCGTTCAGTGCCATAGTCCTATTCCTCCTTCTTGGTGTTGTCGATTATCTCGTTGCTTTTGTTGCGTGAGATGTTCCCTGCTTTCTCAGCCTCGCTCTCAAGGCTCTTGTCGTTTCTGCTCGTCAGACTGCCACGCTCCTTGATAATACGTGCAACCTCGTCAGGAGCTGCGTCAGGGCAGTTCTCCACGATAGTCTGAGTAGACAGATACGTAGCCTCCATTTGAAGGTTGGTAATCTTCGTATTGTTAGTCTCAAGAGACCAAGGAGTGATTTTCGCGCCTATCCTTAATTCTGCAAACTTGTTTGCTCCGTTGGTTTCGAGGTCAAGTCCCTCCTGATGGAGATAAACCATGTCTTGCATGAACTTTTGCCAGTCGAGTGCGCTCTGTGTGGCGAGTGCGAAATCGTTAGACATCGCAAGGGCGATTCCGTTACCCCCGCTATTTGTGTTGGTTATGTCCCTCGGCGTGATAAACGACGTGGAAGAAAAGAGAGAAATCTTCTCCTCAAGCGTCTTGAGGTAGCCGTCCATAGTCTTAGGCTCTGGGAAATCAAGGACTTTTGCGTCCTGCTTGCCGTTTGTCGTGTCACTTGAAAGATTTACTATTAATGTACTGCTGTCTCGTTTGAACGATTCATCATCCATGTCTCCTATGAGCACAAGGGCGAACGTGCCGAAACGCTTCAGTGCGATGGCGTTTATGTTAGCCATCAACTCCCACATTTCTATCGTAGACTCGGCATATTCCCAAGCAACCTTGCCTCTCTTGTAGAGCAGAGGACAGCGTGAGAAACCATGTATCTCGGACTGTATAGTCCAAGTGCTCTCACCGTCTACTCCCTCTCTCAGCCTGTAGTGCTTCTTTGCGTCGTATGTGTCGATTACTGTCTTGCCGTCAATCTCATACACGAGAGAACGTGCAATCTCGTTTCCGTACTCGTCATAGTTAGGTACTATCTGATAGCCGTCCTCATAGCTGTAGGTCTTTACGCTGTACTTGTTTGTACCTTTGTCGAAAGAGAACAGAGTGCCGACGTTTCCGAGCTGCTTGCAGACGTTTACGGCTTGGTATTTCTCCCATTCCATACCTCTCCAAGCCCACTCGTTCTTGACCTTCATAAAAAGTTTCTTTGCATTCTCGTTGTCGGCATCCTCACACAGATTGAATACAAGAGGATTTGCCGTAAGGTTGCGGACGTGTGCCGAATGAATTAGTTTCTGGAAAGACGCAGTCTGTGTCATATCCATCATTCCCAACGGCATTTCGACGCCGTTCAGCTTTACCTTGATGTGCGGAATAGCCTCGTTCAGTATAATGCTGTGCATGTCGGGGCGATACTCGGTGATATACCTGTCTTGAGAGATAGGATGCAATTCAAGGCGTGTAAACCCTGTGTCAAGAACAGTGTTCGGAAGAACTGTGTTCCCCTCGAATCCATGTCCCATCATTGTACCACCGCGTGTAAAAGGCTTCATTACCTTCAGACGCTGCGGTGCTTCGAGAAACCAATTAATGTCGTGCTCTCTAATCATAATGTCAAATCATGCTTAATTTTAATAGTATATTTCCTGCGTTGCGGATTTTCTTCTTGCGATACCGCATATCGTCGTTTTCACTCGTTACGTCCAAATTCAGCAGTTGCAGCATATCCTCGCTCTGCATTTTCTTCCTCATAATTCCTGCATCCTCCCTCAGCATTCGGTGACAGTCGTAGCAAGTACCGCCGCACAGAAGAATGACGTTGTCGAAGAGGTCTGGCGACATACCCTTGAGGTACGTTTTCATTTGTCCCTTG